CTCATACCAGATGATGATTGATGTTTGTAAATTAATTTGTAACCACGCATTTTTAAGATATTTAAAAAGTGAGCAAAGAAATTAGTATTGTAACAATCCTTTGTATATTCAAAGTTAATTACTAAATCATTGAAATTACTTTCTATCTTGGCATCTGTCTCACAATTAACAAAACCTTGTTTTTTGAAATTAGACATTCCTTTCATCATATCATCTCTACATTCATCAATATTTTCATATTTATATGGTTTCCAATTTTTACCATTGAACAGAAAGGATATTTTTTTGATATTTCTACATCTTGCTATTTGTTGAACCATGGCTGGTGGTGCTATTGTATGACCTTTCATAAAAGCAAAAACTTCCCTTTCCATAACACTATCAACACCATAAACAATTTTAGGCGAGAAGATTACTATTGGGTAATCATCAAGGTTAATATCTTTTGCTATTGTGTCACTTGTTATACAGATCATATCTTTTTTATCATAACCCAATTCCACCAAATCTTGATGAATTTTAATAGCCCCCAATTTACTATCACAGCAAACCATGAACTTTTTTAATTTTTTAAGATTGTCCATTAGTTCATCATATGAATATAATTCATGGGCTTCAATTTGTTCTCCATCAACATCTATATTATGAGCATATTTATTTTGAATATATGAAAAATCTATGTTATTTTGTTTTAAAAATAAAAGTGAATTGTCACTTATATCAGCATCGGTCATAATTATTCTATCACATTCAGTAATCATCTTAATTAAAAATTTCTTTACAATTATTCTCTTACTATCAAGGTTGGGACAATCAATAAAATATTCAACTAAACTATTGAACTCATCCAAATATAAGATATAATCTTCAAAATTGTCCCAATTAACCATCTTGATTATACTGTCAATTGTGATTACAATGTTTTTTCCTTCAAACATATACCAACCTATTTCTTCCATACCATAATTGTCAATATAATCATTTATCATATCTTCACTTGGATTTGTAATATCATCATGCCAATAACAATCAATATCATTATTTTTAAAAACTCTAATTTGGTCTTTACCCAACGAGATCCTTGAAACAATGGAAATAAATCTTTTATCGGTTCGTGTAATGTAATTTTTAAAGGCTGTTGTTTTACCAGTTCCAGTTCCACTTTTGATAACGATGTTTGGATGTTTGTAAAAACAAAATTCTTTATGGAAAAAATCACCATCATTGTTTTTATCTAAATACCGTCTATCATCTAAAATCTTTGATGGTGTTATTGTATGACAATTTGTAGGTTTGTATTTGTAATATGCTATATATTGTGTTGCTAATTTTTTCCTTTCTATTTCATCTTCTGTATCTCCAATAATATATTTTGAGTTACAAAGGATATGTTCAATACATAAATAAGTTTTATATTTAAACCCTTTGTTGTCCCATGTATAATTATTTTTATCTTTATCATATGTATTACCGCCACGGTTTATAGAATATTCTTCCCAGATATCTCTGCGATCTAATGTCATCATTGCTGTTGAAAAAATAACCCAATCGTTATTCAAAGTAAAATATCTATCTGGTAATCCATCAAGGATTTTTCTTAATTCATCATCTGTTATATCATAGTTGTATGCTGTTAAATCTATTTGGTCTTGTTCATATGCTTCTGTGGTTACAATTTCAGTTTTTCCATTTGTATTTTTTTTAATTGGTTTTGTAATCATTCTTTTTCTCCACATGTTGTTATGTAAAAACATAGCGAGATCAACTGGGATTTTTTGAATTGGTTTATTATTTACCACTTTGTAAATACCTTTTTTTTCATTGGATGATTTACCTTTTAATCTTCCATCATAAATGGATTTGTCAATTTGAGTTCCCATTGAAACCACATAGCCACCATCACTTCTTATATCAATACCAAGTGTCTCGTTTGCTGTAGTTTTTAGTGTTGGTTCATATTGAAAATATAAATGTAAGCCACCTCTGGCGGTTTCAACAATTAATGTATCTTTAAAAAGTTCTTTACATTTTTCAAGATCACCAAATGTTTTAATGAATAAATTATTTTCAAAATCAAATGATTTTTTTAAATTACCTTGTTTATCATATTTATCGTAAAAGTCTAAATCAATCACAACAATATTATTTCTTTTACCACAAGGGATACCTTTTGATTTAGGTGTTTCCCAATCTTCTAATTGTTGGATGTTTAAATGTTTCCACAAGTGTGTGTTAGGCTTTTTATTAGACCATTCCATGGATGGTTCTTTTTTGTTAGGGATCAAATTAAATGTTTTGAAATATTGATCACACATATCACTTGTTGAATTGTTAGAAGATTTTTTGGAGGAGAAAGTTTTGGAAGTTTTGGAGTTTGTCATTTTTATTTATACTTAATGTTTGATAAAAATTTTAGGAAAAAACACGCGTTCCGTTATTTTTGAAACACCGATAAACATTTATTTAAAAAATATTTTATCGCCAATTATAAAGATAAGGTTATAGTTTTTAAAAACTTTAATATTTTTAAAACTGCGGAAAAATTAAATTTTGCGGAAAAATTAAATTATTATTCAAAACTTAATATGATTTTATTTTCATCCTCTTCATCAATAACGATGCCTCTGGATTTTAATAATTCACATTTATCTGGATACTTATCTTTGAAATCCTTAATCCTACCCATACGCTTATAATAATTCAACATGCTTCTTGAATTAATAAATTCTTTATCTTTTTTATATTTTTCTTTTTTCTTTTCTTTATTTTCATGATAGTAACTCAAAGCCCTTTCTTTATTTCTTTTACACCATTCATCATCACACTTTAATTTGTTATGGTAGTTTTCCTTTTCACGATCGCGTTTTCTGTTATATTGATTAATTATTTTTTTGATTTCATCATTTGTCATCTCCATATTTTGTTATACTTAAACATAGATAAAAATTTCAAGAATTTAAACGAATTTTTATTATAATATATCATAAATTATTTTTTATGACGGTAAGAGACGGTGTCGGAGTACTCGGTCAAAACATTTCTAAGACCATAAGAGACCATAAGGATTATATACCAAAGTGGCAATAACAATTAATATAGAATGCCAATTTGGTATATTATCTATCCAAAAATTTGTTATTGCCATTTTGGTATATTTTTAATATACTTGCGATGACATTGTTGGCTGTCTAATATTGCTTTGAGCCGTCTGTTCCATTGTTCCAGCAGATTGTGCTGGATTAACCGAAATGGTTTGAGTTGGTTTAAAACTTGTTTGATCTTGTTGCTGTTGTTTTACATTTTTATCATGATCACCAAACATCTTAACAATACTACCTAAACCTCCGACAGCATTACCAACACCAGCAACCCATTCTAACCCCGGAACTAATCCAATGACATCACTTGCCCCAGCGATAATATTTGTAACATTTGAAAAATCATCAGCACCACTATCCTTTGGATTAAAAAACTTACCAGTTTTCATTTCACTACTTATATCATCATATAGAGATATTCCACCCATGGTAGCACCAGCAACAGCACCACCAACACGACCAATCGTCTCGGCTGTTTCATCCCCAACACCAGTTGCTCCCTTGATTAATTTTTTAGTAAATCCATCATCATCACCAGATGGTTCTGGTTCTGAACCTTCTGGGGCAGTTGATAATCTTGTAGGGGCATCATCATTATCTGGTGTAGCACTCAATACTGGTGCGTCACCACCAGCATCTATTAATTGTTGTCTCGTTCTTGTTGGTGGTTCTGGTTCTCTGTCTAATGCTTGTGAAAAAATTGTATCTGGATCTAATGTATCACCAAGAGCAAATGATCTTCTTAAATTTGTTTGTGGTTCAACTTTTCTATTACCAATTGTCATTGAGAATGATTGTCTTTCTGTGGGTGCTGTTTCACTAACAAAAGGTGGTCTTTCATCTGGTTCGGCTGGTGCTGGTGCTGGTGTTGTAGCACCAGTGTCTCCAACAACCCTTGCTCTTTCTTGTTTTTTCGCTTCTGCCAAAGCATTTTTTTTAAGCCTTCCTTGGTAAGATGTATAAGCATCTTTTACACCACTTCCTTGATATAAATTACTGATAGCATCTTTGGCATAGTTAAAATCACCAGTTAAACTATCTTGTTCAATTTTAGCATCCTTATCTTCTTTCCTCTTGATATTATTTTGATTTATAAGAGCATTCTGCTCTGCTACAAATTGTCTTCCTTGATTAAATTGATCAATAGCACCTTTAACACCATAAGTATCCATTTTTATAGTATGATTACATTTTAAAAAAAAGTTATAAAAAAATAAAATATTTAATCCTCTCTAAATCCTTCCATGTTATAAACAAGTTGTGGTTTATCTTTTTGATTTGGTTTTTTAGGTGTCAATGTTTTCTCTTCTTTGAATGGTGATGGTTTTTCTTTTGGTGTTTCACTTACAACCTTCTTATTTCCAATACCTAATAGTGTTTCATGTCTTCTGTAAAAATGGGCTGGATTTTGCTGACCATCAATATATAAAAATGAATGAGGTTGGTCGTGTGCTAAATTATAATATTCCATAAACAGTTCTTCGCTCCCACACAATTCAGAATACTCTTCTTTTATCTTGTCAAGTTCCTTGGAGTTATTCTGGCGAAAAATCAAGACATTCGTTGCGTTATTCCTTATGATGGTTCCCACGGAACGGAACGACTGAGTGGTCAAAAAAATTGACATTTCATAGTGTCTAAATTTTGAACAGAGATATGTGATGTCATTGGTTTTCTTGAAATCACGAGAGAGGATATCATCAAGTAAAATTAACATCGTTGGCATATCTTCTCGTTCATATTTTTTTTGTGATGTAATTAAATCTTGTATCATCTTATCTGTATAATGATCCTCACAATCATCAAACGCATCTTTGAAATATTTTCCCTTGGTATCGTTGTTCAGAGTGTTTGAAATGATTTTATAGTAGTCCCAATAATCCTCACCATAGAAGTCACTTCCGTTTCTAAGAGCGTTAATTAAATAGTTAGTCTTACCACTACGAACGCTCCCAATTATCAAAGTTAAGAATTGAGGCTGAGGGAGATGATCATGGATTGGTTTATATTTATTGTTCTCTAAAATATCATTAACCTTTAAAACTTTTGGAGCAGATTTCTTTTTTCCTTCCATTTATAATATCATATATATTTTATTTTTTATATTTTTCCCAAATATCTTTATCTATTTTTCTTGAAGGACCACCCATAATAACACTTGCTAATCTTGCCAATCCCCATGAATACGCTGTTTGGTTTGGACGAGATCCCGATGAGTAATATGCTCCTTGTCCTTTGTTAATTATTTTATCAGCACCAGTTTTAGAGATTATGTTTTTATGTAACCATTTTTTATCACTTATTTTTCTACCATACTTCTTTTCATACTTTTCAGCCCATGATGATCTTTTAGTCGGTGCTTTTGTCTTTGGTCTATCTTTACCCTCAAAGATACTTTTTATTTGTTTCTTTCTTTCATAACCTTTTAAACCCTTCACATATGTTTCGGGTATCATACGGCTTTCTCCCTTATATGTAACCTTCACTTTATCTACCATTTATAATAGTAAAATATTTTTAAACCAAAATGGCAATAACAAAAATATATGGTTTTTATTTTTGTTTAATTATAAATTATAAACCAAAGTGGCATCCATATATAATTGTTATTGCCACTTTGGTTTATAATTTATAAGCAAGTATAAGTTAAAACATATCATCCCAATATCCTTCTTGTCCTTGATATATTTGTTTCCTTGGTTGTGTTGCTCTTCTAATTGCTTCTCTTGCTTTTTCCTTCTTTTGTTCTTCGGCTTGTTCTTCTTGTTTCTTCTTCTTTCGTTCTTTTCTTAATGCTTCGTATTTCATGATTGCTTCTAATTGTGCTTCTTCAATATCTTTCTTAGTTATAGTTGCTTCTCTTTCTACGACTTTTTCTTTTACTTGTTCAACAATTGGTGGCTTATCTTCTACATATGCTTCAAGTTCTTTGGTTTTCTTTTGTTTGGCTTTCTTTTCTAATTCTTTTAATCTTTTCTTTTCTTGTGCGTTTGCTCTTCTTGTTGCTAATGCTTTCTCTCTTGCTTGTGCTAATTTTGCTTTATGTTCCTCAGTTAAAACTCTTTTCTTCTTTGGAGGCTTTATTGGATCTGGTTGATTGGCTTTTACAAATATATCTTCTTTTTTGTATTGAGGTTCTCTCTTCTCCACATCTGGTAATACATTTCCTTCATCATCAACATTATCCTCTTCATAAATAAAGTTTGGATTTTGCTCACCAGTTTCTTCATCCACTTCATCTAAATCCATCTTTATTTGTGGTTCTTCTTCCATAACCTCCTCAACTTCTGGCATAAAGTTCATTTATATTATTAATACATTTTAAATATTTTGTATCAATTTCTAAAAAAAGGGTATTATAAAACTAATTTAATATTTATTTGAAATTAAATCTTTTTTTGTAGTCTTCAACAGATGCTTTAAAAGATGGTTTATTCCAAAGGATCCATCTGCTCAATGCTCCCGCTGTCATCGGTAATTCCCAATTCTCTCTCTTCTTATGACGAGCCAAATATCTCTGTTTCCTTTTCTCGTCCTTGTGTCTTGTAAAATCAGACATATTCGCAGATCCAAAATGAATTGTCTTTGGTCTCTTAGATTTACCACAATCATTTTTTTTACCCTTACACTCACAAGCACAGAATGTAGCCATGTATTTCTTTTTGGGATTTGTAGATTTCTTAATAGTAACTTTCATTTTATTATAATATATATTTTAATTTATTCTCGCAGTATCTCTAAAATGTAATGTGATAATTGTTTGATCTCTTAACTTGGTTGCCAATCTTTCATTCTCATCACAGATAGATATGTCAAATGTATTTATTGTCAATGGAGCGGGGTTCCCCAATTTTACATATACACGATCACTGGGTTCAAAATACATAGATCCTTTATTGTTACCATTTATATCAAATGATGGAATTGTATATAGAATTTTAGATGGTCTCTCTACCATACCATTTAGAGTTTTCTGTGAATAATTATCTAATCTTACAAATAGAGATCCACTATTCAATAATGTTGGAACTTCTGTTGATGTATATTCCCATCCCTCATTACCATTACCTAAATTATTTTCTTTTCCAACTTCTACTGATGCTCCATTTATATCTGGTCTCAATATTTTAAGATTAGGGAAACCTAATTTCCTTGATATATATTCATCTTGTGCTAATGTTGTATCTGGGTAATATTTATCATCTTCCAATAATATCATAACCCATGCTTGTTCTTTTAAATATGGATCTGATAAACTTCTTATGGTCATATAATCATAAGTTTTTGTATTTGTAATATCATTAAAATATCTTCTATCTATTTCTCTTAAAACACCTTCTTCTCCTTGATCTATTAAACTAACTCGCCAATCATATTTAGGATTGTAATAAGTATCTGATAATCCAGAACGAGAAACACCAGTGTATGCTGATAAATGTAAATGATAATCTGTTGTGGCGTTTTGTGCTACATATACTTTGGGATATAGCCACCATGTGTTTTGATTTACTGGTTTTGGATAATTCTCTTTGTAATTAACAGCATTATCACCACCACTCCAATCATATAGATCATATGAACAGAACTTAACCCAGTGTGATGAATTTGTTCCATTGAGTGGATCATCTGTCGTGTCTAAATGTGTTTGATTATAATACCAGAAGGATACAATATCATTTTCAACTCGTATGAGAAATTGTTGTATGCTATTCGCATTTGTTGTTAAATTATATCTACCACCATTACCATCACTTAATACTGGGTCACTTACAGAACCACTCTTGGCGAAAGAATAGTAATCTATTTCTCTCATACACATTTCAGTAGTTCCATCTTTTTTAACCATATGACCTAATACTAATTCCTTTGTTCCATTTTGATCTTCAATACATCTTATAACAAAATCAAAAAATTGAAAATTACCCTCGCTTAATTCAGTCGTTTCTGATCCAGTCCTTGGCATCAAACCATTATCGGTGAAAGGAACATCTACTGGTTCTTCACTTTTATTTTCTCGTTTTGATCTTGTTAATCCAACTGCCCAATCAGTCATGACTTTATAATCAGCCTTTGACGGATCATTAAGTAATCCAGTTATATCAAATCGTAGATTACCTCCTTTAAATGTTGTAGGTATTTTATATGCTATTTGATAATCTGATGATGATGTCGCGATAGTTCCTTTTGGTGCTTCAATTTTAATATTATCTCCATCAACCGAAGATACTAATGTAGGATCATCATCAAAAAACCATTTTGTTTGAGAACCTTGTAGAGATGTAACATTATTTAATGGA